ACATGATTTCAGGCCCCTTTCCAATAGTTACATAAAAATTATAGCACATATGTTCTTCATGGGGAAGTGGTATCCTGATCAAACTTTATAGTCATGTTTTTTAATTAAAAATTACTTGAAAGCGAGGTGAATTCATATTTGAACCCAATATGGTTTAAAAATGCTGTTGGCGAAATGAATAACCCTGTCGGAGAGACGGTTTCGCTTATGGCAACAATTTCGGGGGAAATGTCGGTTGATGATGTGCCGCTTGCTCCATGGGCTGATTTACAGGCAATAAAAAACGGTGATGAATCTCCTATGGAAGTGGTTGTGGAAGTACCGGTGGGTAAGTCCAAGCGAGGTTGGAATTATAAACCGCAGGCTTTACAGAGCATTGTTGGCGAGGTAATGAGCCAGGGGCTGTCCGGCTTTCTTGGTCACCAGAAAGCGGAAGATGTCAATACACAGTTTCCTACTCCGGTGACACATTGGGTTGGCGCTAAATTCGACCCTAATGTAGAAAACAAAGACAGTAGTGGTAAGGTAATTAGCAAAGGCGCTGCCTATTTCCGCGGCGTGATTGACAAGGCAGCTGATGACCTTAAAAGGTGGATAAAGTCAAAAGTTGTTCGCCAGGTAAGTATTTTTGGATATCCAAAAATAAAAAAGGTATCGGGTGAGATTGATGTGGTGGATTATAAACCGCTTTCAATCGACTGGACTCCGCTCAATCGACCGGGGATGCCAACCAGAATTGTGGCCATGGGTGAAATCGACGTAATTAATGGCGAGCTGGACGGCAGTCATGAGGAATTAAGGGAAGCTTTAAGAAAAGCTTGCCATCAAGCTATGGGTGCTGGTGACAAAAATTGGGTTTACATTGAAAAAGTGTTTGATGATTACGTGATCATTGAGTACAGCGGCCCCAATTTAGAGACCAAGTTTTTTAGCTTTCCTTACAAAGTAGTAAATGATGAAGTGCAGCTGGGTGAGAAGAAAGAAGTAGCCAAGAAAGAGACATATGAACCCGTAGGGGAAATTAATTCAGGAGGTGGGCAAGAGATAACCCTACAAGAAATTTTAGCGAAATTAAAAGAACTTGGAGTTTCTCCGAGAGTGATTGCCGGGGAAATGGGTTGGACTGTCCAAGATGTTGCCGGTGAAATGGACAGTCAATGGCTAAAAGACGTTACCGGAGCCCAGGAAACTTTGAATAAGCTTAAGGAAACTCTGGGAGTAACCGGCGAAATGGATGTTGTCCAAGTTGCTGGCCAGCTGGCTGGTGATATGAATAAAGTCCGTGAAGCTCTGGGTGTTAGTGGTGAAATGGATATTATTCAGGTTGCGAAGGATGCTGCTCAAGCAGTTCAAGACCAGTGTAAAGCTAATTTTGAGAAATTGATTGATGATACTTTAAAGGAAAAAGTTTCTGGGGAAATGGCTCAATCTACGGTCAAGCGGATGCTTAACATTCAAGAAGGTGCAACCAAGGAACAGATTTCCGGCGAGATTGATAAACTGCTCGAAGATGAGACGGTAAAAAGTATCATTGGCAAACTTCACGTTGACAAACCGCCGGTAATAACCAGCGGAGACAACGGCGGGAATCAAGGTTCTCAAGGTTTGCGTGTCAAACGGCAGGCAATTTAATTTTAATGGGGGTGTCTGTTTAGATGTCATTTGAAGGACAACCAGTACCGACTACCACTTATGATGTCGGTGGCGGAAAAATCAGTGATGGGAAATCAGTTAAAGTTACTGTGCCGGAGAGTACCGTCGTTGAAGCGGGCAATTTTTATCTGTTAGACGGTTTCCTGGGTTGTGCGGTTCAATCAGTAACCACAGAGGCCGGAGAGACTGCCGAGGTGACTTTGAACATTGAGGCAGCGGAATATGAAACAGATCAAATCGATGCTGTTGACGCCTTTGATAAAGGTGACAAGATTTACTGGGATAGTACCAATAATCGTTTTACCACTGTCCCCACCGATGGTTTTTTTGCAGGTGTTGTAACTGTGGCTAAAGATGGCAACAATGTCATCTGGTTTGTTTTAGCAACTCAGCAGGCAGAGTTGATGCAGGCAGCGGCTCAGGCAGATAGTAATGCGGCTGACCTAGCGGCCTTAACAGCTGATTTTAATTCCTTACTGGCAAAGTTAAGAGCTGCGGGGTTAATGGCCCAATAACTTGTATCTTATTATTTCGGAGGTGCAAAATAATTGAAGATTGTTAGCATCGATACATTACGTGATGAACGGCGCCGGGGGACTTTTGAATCTCAGGTGCCGTTTGTTTTTAATGGACAGGAGTATTTTGTTGCCAAAAAGATCGTAAACGGTGAGATGGAAACCTTTGAACTTGCCAGGCCTATCGGTGAAATGCTTACCAGTGGTTCAGTTGAGCAGTTTAAGGAGTTATTGCAAAAGACTGTTTTGGATGTTGAGCTGGGCAGGGAGCAGGTACCCATTCTGTATACCCCTATCTATGATCGTATGGAAGACGCGAATATGCCCAAGCTCATTGATGCAAAGTGGGCTCTTTATGGCGTAGTTGTTTTTACCGAACACATTGAAGGGGAAGAGGTAAAATTTGGTAGGCTGCAGGCGGAGGCCGGCCCTGTTGCCCGGCTAATGACTTATACCGCTGGTTTTGAATATACCAAGGAGATGAAAGATTTTAATGACAGCTTCTCCGTGGAAGTTCTTAACCGGAGTATGGGTGAAGCGTATAATGCGCTTTTAAACCACATTCATTTTTACCCGATAATTAATTTTAATTACCCAGCTGCAAATAAGACAGCTTTCCAGGGTTCTGCTGAGGATGACCTTTGGGTTCGGTACTATAAGACTCTCAATAAAGCTTTGTCCGATGCCCGGGCGAAAAAGCGCCCCGGTACTATCCTCCTGGCTTCCAGTTTGGATAAAGACAACATTGAGATGGCTCTAAAAGGTGGGTATCAAATTAATGGCACCACTTACCCGGCCGTATCCGGAATTGAATCCGTTATTTACTACGATGGTTGGTCTGTAAAGGTGGGCAAAAAGACCTATGACTATGCCGGCGTATCCCAGGGTAAAGCATATCTGGTTCGCCCAAAGCGTGGGTTTAAAGAACTGATCAAGCAGGACCTGCGGATTGAGGCTAGCGGTGGAGACCTCTCTCGCCTGGTGGAAAGCCAGGTTGTTGGCTATGCATACCGTGGTGCATATGCGGCCGTAGAGGAAAATGTACAGGAAATTTCATTAAGCTAACTTTGGTGGGAGAAATAAATGACGCCAACTAATGATTTGAGGGGTAGGCTTAGAAAATTGCTCAATGAAGTAATTCCTCCGGGAGGAACGGAGAGCGATACAAATTTTTTTGATGTTGATTTGGATGAACTCTTAATTGAGGCCGTAAGTATTTACGGTGCCGCTGCGGCCGGCTGGACCATGAAAGCCGGAATGCTTCAGGAGCAGATTGAAAGATACAGTGCAGGCCAGGAACAATACAACATTACGACTCTAAAAGATAAAATCAGTCACGCTCTGGCAATGGCTGACCGGTACGCAAAAATGTCAAGTACAAGTGTAGGCAGCTTAATCTTAAAGGCAGTGCCGCCGGAGGTGTTATAGGTGGATTTAGTATCTATCCGGCGGCAAAATATTGCCTGGAGTATTGAGCAAAATCCCGTTGAAATAATCGTTCACCGTACTGAAAAGTTAGAAGTGGATGGTCATTTTGGTGATCATAAAAGCATCTTGGGGCCGTTTACGGTTCGGGTATTTCAAAAGGCAAACAGAGACCCAAAAGATATATCCACTCTTGCCGGCACAAAAGAGGTAGGAGCTTCATGGGGACTCCTTGCTGATGAGAATGCTGACCTGAAGTCCGGTCCGAATGTAAAAGATGAATTTGTTGTGGAAGATTTGGGATCTTTTACGGTGGTAGAAGTTTTTCCGCAAATTGTGAATGGGCGGGTTATTGGGTACCAGGCGAATTTGGAAAGGGTAAAATAGGGGCAGTGAATTCAAGAGGATGATGTTAATGGGAATGGGTGAGAAAATATCCGAACAAATAGAGAGAAAACGTGCTGCTACTTATGCTCTTTTGGATAACTGGGGTGGTCAGCTTGAAGGGTACGCAAAAGATAATGCTCCATGGACAGATCGAACAGCTAACGCGCGCCAGGGATTGCATGGAGGCGTGGAGGACAATGGTGATAATCTGCTCCTCTTTTTATCCCATGGTGTAGAGTACGGCATCTGGCTTGAGCTTGCCCATAACAGTAATTATGCTATTATCGGGCCCACAATTGATGCTCACATAACCAGGATTAAACAGACCGTGGCTGATCTTTGGGGTGATTAAGTATGCGAGCAGCATTAAGACAGCAACTCGTTAATCAGGTATCCGATGTCGACGGTCGGGTTTATGAGCCCCATGCTGCCAGTGCTAAGACGGAAAAGCCTTACCTTGTTATCAGGCAAGGGGTAGATGTAGAGAACAATCCTTGGACAGGCTTTAGGCGTATAGTTGAAATATGGCCCTATGTTGCCCGGACCACATTTCAGAGTGTTGATTCACTGGCCAAAAAGGTGACTGCCGCTCTAGATAAGCAGCTTTTAACCATGGATACCGGTGAAGTTTTTACATGCCTTTATCTTGGTACTGTGGGTACTGATTTTATAGACGAAGATTGGGGTGCCATTACCCGGGGGCTTCGTTTTGCAGTTATGGCTCTACAGCCGGTGGCGGTACCTGAGACTGTAGTCAACGATACCTGGGTAGAGGCTATTGCCAATTGGTCGGAAAATTTACTTGGAACCGGATGGACAGTCTACCGTAATAGGTGGCCGTTGGGGTATGTGAGGCCGGCTGTTTTGTGGAGACTTACAAATTTCAACGTTGAGGGGATTAACCGGTCTGGCTTTGAGGTTAAAAAATCACTTGTGGGCCATGTTTTAGGCGGCACCCCAAACGAAGAAACCCAAGGTGTATTGCAGATCATTGACGGTTTAACTCAGGCTATCAAGGTGCCACTTGATATGGAATCAAAGAAATATATGACTGTTATAACACCCAGGGGTAATTTTCAGGTGAACGCTCTTGAGCGTGGGCAAGTGACTGTAACTTTAACTAGGAAAACAAAGAGGCCGCAAGAAGAAGTACCGCTTATGCAGAAAATTGAAGGCCGTGGTACTTGGAGGTGATTTGATGGAGCGAAAGTCTAAAACCAAAGAAAGTAAGTACCCACGTGATGAGTTTGTGCAGAATGCACAGGCTCTTTTTAACGTTAAGCCAGAAGTTGTTATTGGGGCACTATCTAAAAATGAGAATAAAGAGCTTTCTGTCTCGGAAGTGAAGAAAGCGATTGATGATTTTCTGAAGAGGAAGGTGAAGTAAATGGCTGGTGGAACTTGGTCACCAACGGAAGGGAAAGTCCGTCCCGGTTTTTATATGCGTTTCTTGGCGGCGGCCCTGGCCCAGATACAAGCCGGTCCTAGGGGGATTGTGGCAATCCCGGTTAAGGCCAACTGGGGCCCTGTTAAGGAAATCGTTGAAATTACTTCGGAAAAAGAGTTGTTAAATGCTTACAATGATGATGTTTCCGGTAATTTTAGCGCCTATACATCTATTCGCTTGACATTGCTGGGTAAGCCTCAGAAGATTTTGGGGTACCGCTTGGTTGATGGAAACGAATCTACTGCAAGTATAACTCTTAAGGATACGGCTGCAACTCCTGCTGATGTTTTAACGTTGACAACCAAATATCCCACGGAGAGATCTTTTAACGTCACGGTCAGGGATAACCTGGTTGATAGCAACAAAAAAGACATTGTTTTATATGAAGGCACGAAAAAGCTTTATACCTTTACCTTTGCCAAAGGTGCCGGAATTGTTGATAATGCAGTGGACGCCATCAACAACAACACAGATAATAAATGGTTAACTGCAACCAAGGTGGTTAGCGGCAATGATACCCTGGCGGATATTGCCAACCAGGACTTAACCGGCGGCAATGCCGGTGCTGCAGCAGTTGCCAATTCCGAATACATCGATGCCATGGCCACCTTTGAAGCCAGAAAATTTAACGCTTTTACTTTGGATGGAATGACGGACAGCACATTACAGACTTCTGTTAAGAGCTGGGTAGAGCGGCTGCGCAATGAAGGGAAAGGTATAACTGCTTATCTGGGTGGTTCTGAAACCGATGACCAGGATATTACTACCGGTAACAGCAGGTCTACTGGCTTTAATTTCGAGGGAGTCATAAACGTAGGTGTTAGCGCCGTCCTAGATGGAGTTACCTATTCCAGTGCTATGGTGGCTTGCTGGGCGGCTGGCAAAGCGTCGGGGCAGGCGTTGAAAGAAAGTTTAACGTATGCAACCACCCCCTTTGATGATGTTAAACCCAGGTTAACTGATTCAGAAATAAAATCAGCTTTGCAATCCGGGACTTTGGTTTTGGTACATGATGGGGAGAAAGTGGTTGTTGAGCAAGGTATAAATACCTTGACATCACTGAGCGCTGATCAAAATGATGCCTGGAAAAAAATTAAATCTATCAGAATTATGGATGCGATTAATTCTGATATGAGTGATACAGCGCACGACGATTACATCGGCAAGATTATCAATAACGAGGATGGGCAAAAAGCATTTTTATCGGCAGCTAAGGTTTATTTCGAAACTTTATCTCCTACCTTGATATCGGACGATTTTGCTGTTCAAACTGACCCCGAATTACAGCCTTTAGCAGCAGGGGATGAGTATTACTGGCGGTGGGATGCCAAGCTCATTGATTCTATGGAGAAAATCTTCGGTACCGGAAATGTTCGGTATGGTGGATAAGGGGGTATCTTGATTGTCCCAGGAAGTTGAACGCATTATTAACGGTAGTTTTGGAGAGCTTTGGGAAGACGGTGAGTGGCAGGAAAATATAAATAGTGTAAATGCTGAGGTTGCAATCAATAAAAGTGCGCTTAATTTATCTGGCACCAGGTGGATTCATCAAAAAGTTATTTCATTATCTGGTGCCGGCACCATCAGCGGCTTTAAGGTCACTTCCAAAATGATTCAGGCAAACCTCTGGACGGCCGGGCCTAAAGGTACTCCTACCAAAACTGAATTAATCAGTAAACTTGCTGATCCGGAAGCGTTTGGACACGAGAGAGTGCGCTTAAAGAATGTTAAGTGGGACAGGGTTCAATTGGCTAACTGGACAGCCGGGCAGGAAGTAACAGAGGAAACTCCTTTCACCTTTGCTGAATTTGAACTCTTAGACCCAATTGAGGAGGAATAACGTATGAGTGAGGCTGCTATTCTGGACAAACTGTTCAATCTGAACAAGGAAAAACCAAAGCAGACCTACCGAATAAAGCAATTGGATATGTCTTTTACCCTGCAGGCTCTTTCGGAGCAGAAAATTGAATACCTACGAAGCCGGTATCAGGATAACGATGAGCAAAAGCATGTCCGTGCATTTAACCGTGCCCTTGTGGCCGAAGCAACCGTGGCCATAGACGGTGATCCCGGTGTTACTTGGAAGCATCCAAAGTTGATGGAAAGGTATAAGGCATCTTCACCGGAGCAGGTAGTGAAAAGGGTACTTTTGCCTGGGCACATTTTGGAATTGGCCGATAAGGTTTTAAGGCTTTCCGGCTATTATGATAAGGCCACTGAGGAGGAGGAAATAAAAAACTCCTTGGAAGGAGAGGGTTAACCTTTCTCCTTTGGGAAGCTTGTAAGGAATTAAAAAAAACACCCGGTGAAATATGGTGTCTTCCTCCACAGGAGCGCCGTTTTATTTTTGCCGGGATAAAGTTCGATCTTGAGAAAAGAAGAAACAAGAGCAACGGTGGTGATGCTGGGTGGCTGAAGAATTTTATAGGGGCGAAATAGTAATTGATGTAAATGATCAGGATGCAGAAAATCGGGTTAGGCGTGCAGAAGAGCGAATCAAAAGCACGTTTAACAGGTTGGAGCGGCAGGGTAAGGCTTTATCAAAAACACAGATTGCTCCTATTATATCTGCCCGGGATAAGCTTACGGAAAAGGTTATGGCGGCTGACAGAATAGTAAAAAAGCTCGATGCTGCCCACGCATCACCGGTGATTGAAGTACAGGATAAGGTCTCCAATGTATTGATGCGTACTAATAAGATGTTGGATGCCTTAGACAAGCGGGATGTTAAAACCGTGGCAGATATGAAAGGTCCTCTTTTTGATGAAATAATTAAGGCTAAAAAGGCTCTCGAAGATCTGGGGGACATTAAAACCGGTCCGGTTGCAGAACTTAAAGGGGAATTATTTAATCAATTATCACGGGCCAGATCTGCTCTTCGTATAGTTGATAATTATGATGCTGAGCCTGAGGCTACTTTACGGGACAGGGTTAGTGGAAAAGCAAGGCAAATACGAGGTGATTTGCGGCAGTTGACGTCAAGGACCTGGCAAGTTACCATTCAGGCCAAAGATAGGGCCAGTAGGGTATTAAGTGGTATAAGGGACAGGGCTGCTAGCCCATTAACTCTTTTAGGGGCCGGTCTTGGAGGTTATGGGCTAGGTAGTTTAACCGTTGGAGCAGCCATGGCCAGAGAACAGCAAATGATGGCCATGGAGCACTGGTTAGATGGTAACAAAGCTCTGGCAAAAGAAACAGTTGGCTGGTTGCAAGGTTTCGCTGACAGGACTCCCTTTGAAATGACGGATTTATTTCCAGCTATGACTAGGGCTATTGGAGTTAATGACGGGGACGTTAACAAATCTAAAAAGCTTTTAGAGATCGCTACTGACATGGCCGCATTAACTCCGGGTAAAACCGTTCAGGATGCAATGGAGGCCCTGGCTGATGCTCAAATGGGTGAGTTTGAGCGTATGAAAGAGTTTCAGGTCAAGATGACCCAGGAGCAGTATGAGGCAATTGGGGGATGGGAAAGTTTCCTTGGCCTGGTTCAAAAACGTGTAGATGGTGGAGCAGAAAAGCTGAGTCAAACAGCCCTTGGCCGGGTTTCAACTATCACGGATAAAATGAAGGGGCTTTTCCGAGAAACCGGTGAAGGTATTTTAGACGCCTTAAGCCCCAGGTTGGAAAAGATTGTTAAGTGGTTTGATGAAAATAAGGACGTTGTTGCCGACTGGAAGCGTAATCTAACCATGTATGGTCGTGACGCAGCAGAGGGTATCCTCAGCACAATGGAAGGAGCTCTTGGCTACATAAAACGAGAATACTTTGATAATCCAGCCTTTAAAGAGCTAACCATATCCGGAAAGATTGGGTATATCATTGGTGATCTTGGGGATGATGCGGCGCAAAAAGCGGTAGAGATTGGGGCCAGGATCGGGGTTAAGTTTGCAGAAGGTGTTTGGGACGGAGTTTTGCAGGCAGCACAAAAGGATGCTAAAATGCGTTTGTTGATAGGATTTTTGGTTGGTATGAAAACGCCAGGACCAGTACAAGTAAAGGTTGCAAGTGGATTTGGAACTATTGCTGCATTGAGTCCAGATGTCCCTGAGTCTGCTAAACCAGGTATGATTGACGATAAAACAAGACGAGCGATAAATACAGTAAAAATGCCTTCTCACTATGCATTGGGAGGTATTTTAACAAATCCTCATTTGGGCCTGGTGGCAGAGGATGGACCAGAAGCAATTATTCCTTTGTCTCCAAAGAGACGTAAGCGAGCGATAGATCTTTGGGAGAAAACAGGAAGAGAGCTGGGGGTTATTTCTTCATCTTCGAGATTATTAGACCGTGGACAAGACCTTTGGGAAGTAGTTAGCAGGCGTCTAGGTGTTGCACCGTATGCTTATGGTGGGTTTACCGCTCCCCTGTCTCCTTCTATTGCAAATGAAAGGAGACAGGGGAGTATGGTAGTTAATAACTTCTACATGGATGGAGCTGTAAAACAGACTTTTCATCATAGTGAAAATGAAGAGCAAATCCAAAAAATTATTAATGAAGCTGCAAATATGGTTGCGTTTAAACTTAAACAGATTTTTCAGAACACGACTTAAAGTGAGGAGGGAAATTTGCCCATGTGTTTAATAAGCATTATTTAGGGAGGTGGATACATGGGCAAAAAACGTTTATTTTTATCAGTAATTATTGTTTTTGCTATGATATTTACTGGTGCTTGTGCCCCGGATGGAAACCCAAATACTGTCATTAAGGATTACTATCAGCACGTGCAAGATGGAAATTGGGAAGCAGCCTATCAATTGCTGGCTAAAGAAACACAAGAAAATATTTCTCGGGAGGATTTTATTTTATATCAGAAATTATTAACAGAAACAATGAAGTTTGAAGAGTTTAAGGTTCAAAAGGTTAATCAAGTTGCTGATTTTAAGGTAAATGGAAAAAAGTATAATAATGTAGTTAAGTTTACGGTGACGGAAACCAATAAGGATTATTATGAAGATAAAGAAGTGACAAACTCTCACGAGGAATATGTTGTAGATGATGGTGGGGTTTGGAAATTATGTAAAGATTCTAAGTTAATAAATTCTTCTATACCGCAGCAGTATTATAATTTGGCATTTATGTATTTTGAAGGTAAAGGGAAAGACAAGAACCTAATAAAAGCGATAACTAATTTTAAAAACGCAATTGAATACGATAAAGATTACGCGCCTGCTTATTATGGCCTGGGGAGTGCATATAATGATCTTGAGCGGTACGAAGAAGCCATTAATAGTATTAACTTATGTATTGAAAAAACAGTGATTAAAGAATTCAAGTCAGATGCTTATAATCTTTTAGGAATTGTATACTTAAATCAAGGAAACTACGAAAAAGCAAAACAGTATTATAATAAGGCTTTAGATATTTACCCTGAAAATGAATATGCGAAAAATAATTTAGCATCATTAAACAATTAAGGTAAGTGTTGGTGATCCTATGGACTTTTACCTTCTTTCCCCGGACAACCGGGATCTGCACTTCCCTGTTAACCCATCGGAATTAACTGTCCACGGGGAGAAGCAGATTGAAACCGTTAATATTATAAATATAGGTGAGATAGATTTTCCCACAGGTGATAAGAGAGCCGAAATCCGGTTCTCTTCTTTTTTCCCGCAAGATTACGACAGCGGTTATTGCCAGTACCCGGATATCCCAAATCCGAGGGAGGCAATTGAGCAGCTAATCACTTGGCGTAATGCCGGCAAGCCTGTACGCTTGCTTATTACGGACAGCCCCGTAAATACCCTGGTTTTGATTAAATCAGTTCCTTACAGAGTTGTTGGGGGGCAACCAGGTGATATATATTTTGACATTGAAATGCGGACCTGGCGGGAAGTGAAAGTAAGGACAGCTGCAGAAGTTGGGGCTGCGGCCGCTGCGGCCGGTGCAAACAGTCAAAGGACTAGGCCGGATACAAAGCCGGTGCCCAAGGTGTATGTTGTAAAGCCGGGGGATAGCTTGTTTAAGATCGCTAAGCTGCAATTGGGAACCGGTTCAAAGTGGCAGGATATTTACAATAATAATAAGTTCATTGTAGGTCCGGATCCAGGATTGATTCAGCCCGGGATGAAACTGGTGATGCCGGCATAATGGGGGGATGAAAAAATGCCGTCAACTGAACAAAGTATATTACCGTATAGTAAGGTTTGGTATAAACAGTTGGCCTCAAAAATAACAGGGGTTTGTGATTTAAATGTTGTGAGGACTAAACCAGGTCATGTTGATTTATTTGTTGCTTTGGACTTAGAGGCTGAAGAAAAGGTGGTATGTGAAAGATTAATCAGGAGTATGGAAGCGGAAAAAGGTCTTACATTTAATTGCCGAGCCATACTCCTGAAGCCCGTAAGGATAATTAACTTAAATGGTGTTAAGGGAGTTCAACACGAGTCCCCAAAGGGATTAACTCATGTAGATAATCTCTGATGACCATTTTCTCAACTTCAGATACACTGACATCTTCAGGAATATTAAATTTAACTAAATCTCCTTCAACAGCAATCATGTCCATATTCAAAAAAGGAAAGGCAGCAGTAATTGTTCTTTTTATTCCTTTAGCGTTTAATTCTCCATTTAAAGCAAGTATTTTTATTTCTGGCGGAGGATCGTTTGCTGGAGGAATTTTATCTTTTTTTATAAAGGAGCAATGTTTAATCTCATGAATTAGGTGAGCCATACCATGAACACTTAAAAATTCTTTTAATTGTAGCTCTAAATGATTGGGCAACTCCAAGTTTTTATCGCAGACATATATAAAGACTTTATACTCACCAGGCGAGTAGACGCGCAGGTAATATATTTGAGGAAACATTTCGCGAATCATTTTTTCGTAACGCAACCTTGTTCCCACATTATCACCTCCTTTTAGCAAATTTAATGGATTATAGTATAGTTAGGAAATTCTCCGAGGGATAAGGTTCTACCTTTGTCTAAGTATGTCGATATAAGTGAGTGATGCCGGCATGATAAATCCGGAAATGAACGGATATGAGGTAGTACTAGATAATAAATACTACCTCCGTGAACTTATTAAAAACATCACTTTGGAAGATTCACTGGACGAAATAGCTTACCGCGCTACCATTCAGCTTGTTGTTACATCAGACTTCCCGGGAATTGCCCCCGGTCAGCCCGTAAGGGTATCTGGCATCCCTTTTGGCGGCTCCAACATTGTTTACTTGCTCCATCCGGCTGTTGTGTGGGACATAGATAGCGTAACCCGGGGGCAGAAGCATTTAACGGTAACTGCTTATGACCCAACGATATACATGGCCCGTAGCGAAGACGAATACCTTTTCCCGGCTGGCCAAACAGCCAGCCAGCGGCTGAAAAGGTACGCTGCGGATTGGGGCATACCACTGGGCCAAATTCCGGATACCGGGGTACAGCTGGCCAAGGCCGTATACAGGGCACAACCAATTTACAACATGATACTGTCCGACCTGCGGGAGACAGCCAGGAAGGGCGGCAAACTGTACCGGCCCCGCATGATTACGGCAGGCCTCAAGCTGTACGAACTTGGCACCAACGAAACCATATGGGTACTGGATATAGATCAAAACGTCGAAGAGGTAAATCAGCATCGGACATTGGAGGGGGCTGTCACCCAGGTAAAGGTGCTTGGCGCGGCGCCAAAGGAAGGGCGGTCACCAGTGCTGGCACTGGAGAAAGGTGACACTGCCAAACTGGGTACTCTTCAGCGCGTCATTCAGGACAGTAAGATTACTACCTCCGCGGACGCAAAACAGGCGGCAAAAGAAGTCCTTGCGGGCGTACAGCAAACAATCACCGTGACTGGTATAGATATAAATACCATCCAGGCTGGGGACAAGGTACAGTTGAGCGGCATGGACCTGTTGGTAGTAAACGCACGGCATGAGCTTGGAAGCCCTGGCCATATGACCCTGGAGCTGGCGGACGAGGCTTACATAAGGAGGAAATTCTATGCCGGACCCGTTTAAAGAACTTGTATCGACGCTTGAGATGCGAATGGATAGCAAGGCGGCGCAAAGGGTATCCGGTATCCCCTGTGAACTGGGGACAATGACCTCGACCGGGTTAAAGCTGGACAAATTTAAGCATGAGATACAGGACTACCTTGTAGCTGATTGGCTGGTGAAGGTTCACTTCCCGGCTTTTTCTCTGGTGGGGACGGCGACGAGTCCGGTTGATGAGCAGGGTAATGACCAGCCCGGGGCAAGCACATCGGAGTTAACCAGGTATGACTTTTTACCCAGGGAAGTTGACCAGGTACGCTTGGAGCTAAAAGCCGATCTCAAACCTGGTGACCGTGTACTTGCGGTACCGGTAAATGGTGGCCAGGAGGCCGTAATCGTGGCCAAGGTGGTGAGCTAATGCCGAACCTCTTTCCACTTGAGGAAACAGTTACACAACCAGAAATAACCGAACAGAGCTCTGACCAGGTACGGTTTCCCAAGTCCTGGCGTTTTGACTTTGACAAAGGTGATTTTGTGCAAACACCTACCGGGAAGGTGGCCACGGCTGACGACATTCAGGCGTACACCGAATGGTGTTATAAGGCGCTATTAACACCGCGATACCGGTACCTGATCTACAGCCGCAGCTATGGGCAGGAATTTGAGGACCTGATCCGGCGCAACCTTTCCCGGGCCGGTAATGAAAGTGAAATTAAGCGGATTATAACCGAAGCACTCATGGTGGATCCAAGGACGGCCGAGGTGACCAATTTTGCGTTTTCCTGGGACGGTGACACGGTCTACGTGACTTTTGACGCGATAACCGTACGCGGCGACAGGGTAGAGCTTGGTACAGAGGTGGTGACCGGGTAATGGTATTGCCAGATTTTTTAACTGAAGAAACCGAAGATGAAATTTTGACGCGTATGCTAGCCAGGGTGCCGGATGATATTGATAAATCCGAGGGTTCGTATATCTGGGACGCGCTGGCGCCAGCGGCTGCTGAAATAGCGCAGCTGAAAATTGACATGAGAAACTTTCTGGACCGGGCCTTTGCCAGTACAACTTTCGGGAAATACCTTGATTACCGGTGCGAGGAACATGGATTGACTAGGAAGGCGGCAACAAAATCAACCGGCCAGGTCAAGTTTACTGGTACTGCGGGTACGCTTATCCCAGTCGGTACAGTGGTAAGCACCACGGCTGACGCCGCCACAGACACCCAGTCAGTGGAGTTTGTTACACTGGCTGATGTAACTATCCCGGCTGAGGGGTATGTAACTGCCAACATCGAGGCATCAGTGGCTGGTGACAGTGGCAATGTTGCAGCTGGAGCCATAGACCTGCTTGACGTGCCCATAACAGGCGTATCTTCGGTGACCAATGAGGCAGCGACTACCGGAGGCGCCGACGAAGAGGATGACGCCAGCCTGCTGGCACGTTTCCTGGCCAAGGTACAAAGCCCGGGTACCAGCGGCAACAAGGCGGACTATAAACAGTGGGCGCTTGAAGTGTCCGGAGTTGGCGACGCTCAGGTAGTACCACTTTGGAATGGTAATGGTACTGTAAAAGTAGTGCTCTTGGATGCTGATAAATTGCCTGCCAGCCAGGTCCTGGTGGATGAGGTTCAGGCATACATATCCCCGGATCCGGCTCAGGGTGAAGGTAAGGCACCCATTGGAGCAACGGTAACAGCGGCAGCCGCCACGGCTGTTAACATTGATGTGACGGCAACTGTGATATTGGACGGTACCAGGACCTTGGTCAATGTGCAGGCAGATTACGAGGACGTCTTGGTTGATTATTTCAAAGAGATTGCTTTTAGCGATGACCCGGCGGAAAGGGCGGTAAAATACAGTAAGGTGGGAAGCCTGCTTCTTGATGTTAAAGGGGTTACCGATTATAACAACCTGACAGTTAACGGTGGTACCGCCAATATCGCGATTAACACTGGTGAGGTAGCCGTCAAAGGGACGGTGACCTTGAGTGAGTGACGATGTACTGACCTCCGAGCGTGGCAAAGTGATGCTCTCAAATTGCCCGCGGTATTACGATACCAGTCGAGTATTTAAGTCGCATCTACAGACTAGCGGTGAGGAACTGGATGGACTAAAACAGGGGATCAATGAGATTTTGGACCAGTTTTTTGTTCCAACGTCAACCTGGGGGCTGGACCGTTGGGAAGAGGAGCTGGGGCTTGAATCTTACGCTGATAAGCCATATGAGCAAAGACGCTCCCAAATTATTTCTAAAATCCGTGGTATTGGTACGGTAACGATACAACTAATTCAAAACGTTGCTGAAGCGTACGATGGAGGTTCGGTTGAGGTTGAGGACCATCCCGAAACATATAGTTTTATAGTTCGTTTTATTGATACGCGCGGGGTACCAGAGAACTTGGATGATTTGAAAAACACAATAGAAGAGATAAAGCCGGCCCATCTAAATGTGGAATATAAATTCCGTTATCTTATTTGGGATGAACTGGATAACATAAACACAACTTGGGATTCGCTAGATGCTCATCTTTATAGCTGGGATCAGCTAGAGGTTCTGGACCCAGCTACTTATTAGTTATATTGAATTTACGCGGTTTGGGATGGAGGTGACCTAATGGAATACCGAAACGGGCAAAGGGTGTTCATTGTCCTTAAAGGAGAAACCAAAAAGGCAACAATTATAGAGCACAACAATGAAAATTACATTGTTCAGCTGCTCGATGGGAGCAAAGTGGTCATTAAAGAAAGTGACATTTTGAGTGAAACATATTAATGGGAGGTGAGTGAGTTGCCTAATTATTTCAACCTGACGCTTGACACCACGGGCCCGGCGAATCCAAGTATTTCAATAGAAGGTGGGGCTCAATATGCAACTCAGCAATTAGTTGACTGTGCTATTGATACCACAGATGGCAACACCACCGGGTACCAGATGAAGATTTGGGGCGATGTGGATACCGCCTATGACACTGATGTGCAAGACACGGAGGCAACATCAAACTGGATAACGTTCCAAGAATCAAAGCAGGTAAAATTAGCAAGCGGTGATGGTAATAAAACACTGTATGTCCGTATCCGTGACGACGTGCATAACGAATCTGGCCAGGCCAGCGACAGCATAAATCTTGACACCACAAAGCCGGTAGTTACGATTTCCGGACCGGACGTAACCAAAATTTCTAAAGTAGCTGGTAAGGATGTCTGTGCATTCAGCTTCCAGGTGGATTCTACCTTCACCGAGTATAAGGTTAAAGTTGTGTCCAGTACGGGTGCATCCCACGATACCGGTACCATGATACCCACAACAGCCGGCTCAACCAATATGTCAGACAGTGGCAGCTTTGCAGCCACCACACCCATCGATTGCTCTATTAAAGGCGCAGACCTTGAAGCGGCCAGCGCCGGGGACGGTACTAAGATAATTAAAGTGTTCGCAAAGGACGAGGCCGGCAACTGGAGTGCGTAAGTTATGACCGCACCCAATATAGTGATTAAATCAGTAAGCCGGGCGAAAATAAGCGACGAACCCGGAATGGATAACTGCGAAGTGAAATTCCTTGCTGATCAAGACCTGGTGGACTGGGAAGCCCGGGCGGATGGAAGCGGGGTAAAACAGGGCCTTTTGGTCGGAAAGGCAATTACCGATCCCATTCCTAAAACCTGGGATGAGCTTGACGCGAAGGCATATTCCTGGGATCAATTCGATGCTTTAAGTCAAACCTGGGATGAGCTGGATGACCGCCGCATACTAATTCCGGACACTACCTGGGACGAGTTAGATGCCCTGGCGCAGACGTGGGACCAGCTTGATGCGAAAAGTGAAACCTGGAATGAGTTTGACGGCCGGGAGGCATCTTTCATCGTTAAGGACGAGGAACTTACCCTGGGCGATAAAACATATCGCATAAACGTATACGGAAAAAACGAAGCCGGGGAGTGGACGCCTTATGGCTAATTTCTTCAAGGTAGAATTGGATACCACGCCGCCGTCAGTGTCAATTACGGCCCCCAGCTATACAATTCCGCATATTGATACTGAAATTATTATTACTGCGAACGAACCCCTGGATAAATACCAGGAGTTTTTTATTGTCGACAGTGCGGGCACCAGGCATGACTTAATTTTTGATTACCGTGGCGATTCATTCCGGGGAGTGATAGACTTTTGGGATTACGCCCTCGGGATAGCTACCGTTTATGCCCGGGTGAGGGATGAGGTGCATAACCTGTCCGAGATTGTCATGGCCACGATAGACATTAAGAAAGCGGCTCAAGTATTTATCACAATTGAGGATACTTTCAAGGATATACAAATAACCGAAAACATAATGCCGCTGGCTATATCGCAAAACCAAAGGGAAGTGCAAATATCAGAAACAACCAGGGAAGTGATGCTTGATGAAATGACGCGGAAAGTTGAGGTGGCGGCAAAGTGAAGCAGCATATTCAAATGGGTAACACCGTAAGGCTTACAGCCCAGTTCAGCGATTGGGATGGCAACCCGGTGGACCCGGCCCTTATAAAAGTCAAGTTCTATGATACCAGGTTCAAGCTACTTGAAGAACACAGCGTCGGGGCTGCCAACAAATTGGATGTGGGCAGCTATTATTTTGATTACGTTCCTCAGGTTCCCGACACTATCTATTATGAATGGTATGCAGAGATTGATGGATTGCCGTCACTAAAACGTGATAGCTTGACGGTGCGAAAAATTTAGGGAGGTGTAAAGATTGCCAGAACAAACACCTAAACTTGGCATCAAAAAGCCACTGGGAAATGAAACGGTATCCCGGGCGGCGTTTAATGAAAACTACGATATAATTGACCAGAATGCTGCTAGCCAGGCTGACCTTGATGCGCATTTGGCCGATACTATGCCACACGGTACGGTATCAAATATTACTTATTATGTGGATGCTGTAAACGGAAATGATGCAAATGATGGTTTAACAAGCGGCAATGCTCTTAAAACCATAATGGCGGCAATAAAAAAGTTGCCGTCTATAATCAGGCATACAGTAACAATAAGTTTAGCAGCAGGAACATACGCAGAGCATGTATATTTATTGGGTTTTGTCGGGAGTGGAACCATAAATATTGTAGGTGGTTCCGATTTAGCAGCAGCGGATAATTATAAAATTGACTACTTAACAATTAAAAACTGCGGTTGTTTTGTAATTGTACAAGGACTGAATGCAACTAAAACTTCAATAACAGGTTCATTTTTAATAAATAGATGTATTGGTTGTGTTTTTTATTACTGCAAAAGTGTTTCAACCGATTTAACAATGAAAGGAGTAGAAGCAAAAAGATCTTTTGGATATATACAAGAATGTGATTTTTCAAATAAGAATTATGCTATTGAAGGAAGGGCAGGGGCAATAATATTCTCAAGTAACAACTCTGGAAGTGGCAACAATTATGGCTTAAGTGCCCAAGAAGCAAGCACCATAGGCAAGCATGGAACTCAACCAACTGGCACAACTGCAAATGAAACTACCGGAGGCGGGGGTGCTATTAGATGATGAAATACCTCTATATTAATGGGGAATTATTTAATGAGCAAGGCGTGCAAAAAATAGTTGTAAATGATACGGACATTATAGGATGTAATGGAGAGTTTGAAGTGTTTGCCCTGCGCGGGGTTAGTTTCGATAAGATAACTTATCAAATTAAGGATGAATTAGGAAATGTTGTATCTCCTGATAAAACAGAGTTGCAGATATTACAAGAAATGGTCGACCAGTTAGTAATAGATAGTTTAGGAGGTGTTTAGGTGTACGAAACACTTCTGCGACTATGGAAGGCAGGAAAGTTAACTGAGGTGATGCTAGACAATGCAGTTACTAAAGAATGGATAACTAGTGAGCAAAAAACTACAATTATATCGTCTTAGGATTTTAATGTGTATTAATACACATTAATGAAGATTTATGCCGGGAACATTTTCCTGTATAATCACCTCCAAGGAGGGGTGATTAATGGCGGCTACCAAAAGAGTTAATATTACACTGGATCCGGATTTTTGAAAGTGGCAGAACGAAAAGGGATGAAGGTCTCGACGTGGATTAATCAGCAGATGAAAAAATTTGTTGAAGAGGAAGAAGAGAAATCAAAAAGAGGCTGGTGGTAGTTTTACAGGGAGGGAAAAGTTTTGACTTGGATTATTGGAGGAAATACCGTATCTGGATACTGTTATGCCTTCTCTGACATACAAGTTTCATGGGGAAATGGGTTTAGCCTTGATTGTTTGCAAAAGTTTTACCAATTAAGTGATAATATTGGTGCAGGATTTGCCGGGAGCGTGAGCTTAGGTTTTAAAATGTTAAATAACCTAAGTGAATTTATAAGGAAGGAACGCGGTAGAAGCAACCCCGAATATCTTATAAAAAGATGGAGTAGGTTGGCCAGGAACACATATAATAAAGCGCTACCAATAGAGAAAAAACTAGGGTGCCAAATCCTAGTTCTTGGTGTAAATTTGAATGAAAAAATTTTGCCGAATTTGGCCAAAACACATGTGGCAAAACTATCTGCTCCTAATTTCAGGCCACTGTTTACAAAAAGATATAATATTACTTCTATAGGTTCAGGTTCATCGGAAGCAGAATACAAGAAGGTCATTAATTGGCTAAACGAAAACCCTAATGACTCACTGTTTAAGTTTGAAACATCATCCCACCAATACGGAGCATCTGTTATTGTAAATATATTGGTCTCAGATATGCTAAGGGAGATGCCTAAATTCGGAATAAGTAAACACTTACATTGCATAGTTGCTACAGAACAAGGTTTTCTAATTACTAATAACGATACAAGTTCCGAAAACGAGGAATTTAACCGAAAAATGCCTGAAGTAGCAAAAGGATACTCGGAGTTTTTAGAACTTTGTAAAGAAAAAGGGTTAAAAGCGGCAATTGCACAAACTTAAAGTAATGAAGGGTTTTGGAAAAAAGAAGAGCTACAAGAAGAAGGCACCTAAACGGTGTCTTTTATTAGTACAGAATTTATGTCGCATTAGTATTTACTTATATAGATAAATCTTCATAAACCCGCATGAATACTGGTTTATGGAGATACCAGAGAATAGGACTTAAATGCGACATAAGAGGCGCCCACTTGGGCGTTATTTTTATGTCGAAGTAGGCAGGGGCCACCAGAGGGGGTATGGGAATGGATAGCGAGGCAGAGATTATCGCACTTCGAGGGAGGGTTGCAACGTTGGAGGCGAATGTGGAAAACCTGGTAGGTTGGCAGAAGGCTCAAAACGGCAGTATTCACAAAGTCAGAGATGAGGTAAACGACATAAAAAAATGGATGGTGAGGGCAACTTTGGGCCTGGCTATGAACTGCATTGGCATCGCCGCCACGGCGGTGTTTTTATATTTGCAGGTGGTCAAATGATTGACAAGATTACATGGACTTGCCCGGACTGCGGTACCGAACATAAAACAATGATATTTGGGAAAGCCGGAAACACTTTGCGCTGCAAAAACTGTGAGGGAACATTTACGGCATATTACAAAGGGCCTTATATAGCACGCATGTATAGGGCCGGATGGGGGAAAGAGAAAATGAAAAAATTCGAGCTAAACTTCCTAAATGACGGCCTGGACCTACCAGAGTTTATAGTTATCTGTCTATTTACTTTCGATTTGTTTTTGATCTTTGTGGTGCTGGCAAATGTTTTACTGCCTACTTTTGGTATTTGGAAATACTCCCTGGAGCTATTTGAGTTTTTTAAATACCTGTCTATGGCCCAGCTTGCGCCGGCAGTCTTGTCAGCTGCTGGGGTAAAATTCGGGCAGTATATTGGAAACAGGTACCAGCAGACCACCAATCCAACGTACCCACAGAACCAGAATTACAGCGGCTATGGTCAGCAGGGGCCGCCAATTTAGAGGTGATTGAATGAGCTTTAAAATCGAATGGGCGCCGAGCCCGAACCATTCCAGCAGAAACGGGCAGAAACCCATAGCAATTGTTAACCATATTACCGCGGGTAACTTCCCGGGCTGCCTAAACTGGATGCAGAATCCAAAGGCGCAGGCAAGTGCCCATTACCTTATCACTAAAGATGGACGCATATACCAACTTGTGAAGGATAAGGATGCTTCATGGCACGCTGGTAGAGTCAATAAGCCAAACTGGCCGCTTTACAATGGCCGAAATCCAAACCGGTACACTATTGGCATAGAACACGAAGGCTTCGACGGCAGCTTGACAGATATTCAGTATCAGGCAACCTTATGGCTGCATAGGCACTTAGTGGAGAAGTGGGGGATACCGGTGGACAAGGATCATATAATTGGCCATTACAGAATTGATTCAGTTAATCGCCCGAATTGTCCCGGGCCTAAGTTCCCATGGGATAGGCTTTTTACAGACCTGAAGGGAGGCGGTAATGTGGGTGACAGTAATCTTAACCTGGTAATAAACGAGCGGCCGACAAATGTGCCGCTAAAAGTGGTTAATGGTCGTACTCAAGCACTCCTGGACGGACACTGGGTGCAGCTGCGTACCTTGGCTGAATTGCTTCATGCGGAAATCGAGTGGAGGAAAGAAACCAAAACAGTAGCATTTAAGGTGCCGCCTGCACCAAACAATTACGGCGGCGCAAGGCCGCAATAATAAGGAGGTAAATCATGTTTGAATTGAATATGGCACTCGTTGAGGCGCTGGTTTTTTTGTTGGTTCTGGTGCTTGTTGACGTGATATTGGGTATCATGATTTCATTGCGAGATAGGAAGTTTGACGTCGGGGAGTTACCCAGGTTCCTGCGTACCCAGGTGCTGCCTTATTACGTTAGTATTATTTCTCTTTCTTTCCTGGCCATGATAAAGGATGTACAGGGCTTTGACATTCAGGCCATTGCCTGGACCGTGATCGCGGCCTATGCGGCTAAGTTAGTTTTTAAAGATATTGTTGGTAAGATTAAAGAATTGTTTGGGGTTACCGTCCAGCCCAAACAATAGGCATATATTGTATTTTCGCAATCAATTTTAAAGGAGGTGGAGCCTCCTGCATCATGTTGGTGTCTATTACCCCGGCCCTTAGTGGCCGGGGTTATTATTTAGTTAATAGAGGAAATATTATGTATATGTC